GTATGCCATCCTGCTCAGCGATCTTGGGGTGAAGCTGGCTAAGGCTCTCGACCACCAGAAGAATGAAGAGGTCTGGAACTACGCAACAATCAGCACCGCCTCTCCCGGGCCTGTTAGCAGTAACGGCGATCCGATTTAAACTTCAAGGGCATCCGCGTATACCCGGGTATCAGAGCTACGCCGCTTACGTAAACTACCTTCTAAACCCGGCGAGGTATCGGGTAAGTCGGCAAGTACCTAAGAGCACGGCGACTGCTAACGGCCCTGAATGGGGTAGTTGGAACCCAACGTGACCTGTCGGTGGAGGGAACCGAATGGAGCTAGGACTCTCCAAATTGCGCGGCCCCTTGCACAAGACCTAGTGTGGGTTGGGGTACCGTTCTGGAGGATTGACGAAAAATTCCTCCCGGTAACTGTTAGCCGTGTGAACACAGAGCCGTAAATTTGACGGAGCCGAGGGTGGAAAGACTCTACACGAAAGCCCTCACTTTCGTAGTGCTATAGTAGAAATGAATGACAACGTTCAGCAAGGCAGAACTTAGAATCAATGGCAAGCTAATTGGCTTGCTAAGCGAAGTGAAGTACGATGTAGAAACCCGGCGGCATGGGGCTGGCGGGCAAAAACCAAAACAGGAGAATACAATGGCACAGGTTAAGGTGATTGCTGTTACCGCTGGCGAGGACTTTCTCAAGGCTCTGGAGAAGCTGCTCGGTGGCAAGATCGAGGACATCGCTTCGGGAGCCGTCGAGGCTTCGGCTGAGGCTGTTGCAGAGGACGAGGAGGAGGGCTGCTCGTGTGGCTGCGATGACTGCGCAGAGGAGAACGAGCCGTCAGTCCCGTTCGGTTCGATCCAGAGCGAGGACGAGGACGATATCGCGTTCTACCGCACGTACAACGTCCCCAGCGCCGGGGACCTGAACGTCGTCGTCGGGCAGGATGGCGTTACCACCGAGGGCGAGAGCTTCTTGCTCGACGAGCCTGAGCATTTCACCAACCTCTTCGCTCCGCAGGGTGCGTTCGCTGAGGTCGAAGCGTTCTACGACGAGAGCGATGAGACTCTCACGGTCGTTCTCCAGAAGCTCGGTCCCGAGGAGACCGTCGAGATCGAGGGTTGGTAGTTAAGCCGGTTGCGGGTTTGCCGAGAGTGACTACCTTCAGGCGAGGCCGCAACTGATAGACGGGGCGCGCATGTCTGGCCTAACGCGCAATTTGAAAGGGAACAATGGCTAAGAACACGATGAGCAAGGGCGAGAAACCGAAGTTCGCACGCAACCGTTTCTCAAGAGAAGACAAGGAGCGGAAGCACTCCGAGGCTGTTGCCCGTCAGGGCATCTACGACTCCCTTACAGCAGAGCAGAAGCTCGCTGCGTTGGACCGTTGCGGCTTCGCTGCCATCAAGGAACGCATCAAGATCGTGCAGAGCGAGATTTCCAAGCAAGTGCGGCGTTCTGCGGATGTCACGCCGCCCATGGCGGATCCAGCCGACATTGCGTCGCTGGAGAAGCAGAAGAAGGGCGCGAAGGCCCGCAAGCAATCCAAGAAGGACAAGAAGGCTAGCTAATGCCTACCGGCTATACCTGCGTCATCGATGACGATCCCGCCTGCACCTTCAAGAAGTATGCGTTGAAATGTATTCGCGCATTTGGAGCAGCGGCGCACATGAGGGAAGATTCTCTTGGCAAGGAGTACGTGCCTCGTGTGCCTAGCATTAGCTATCACGATGAGGCTCTGGAAGAACTTGAAGCTTGGAAGCTCACCGTCGAAGCCCCCGGGAAGCCGGATGAACTCAAGAAGGTCTATGAGGAGCAGTACAAATCGGCTTTCGACCGATGGCGTAAGAACGAAGAAGAGCGAGTTGAACTGAATGCTCGCTACGACAAGATGGCTATCGAAGTTGAAGCTTGGGAGCCTCCTACCCGAGAGCACAAGGGCTTCAAGGCATTCATGTCGAGCCGGCTTAAAGATGGACGGCGCTATTCACGCGATCCCTATCCGCCTCCAGAGAAGGAGCCATTCGAGGTCTGGGTTTGGGAAGAGAAGACCCGCATTGCCCGAGACATCCAGTACCACACCGAGGAGAGGCTTAAGGAGATTGAACGCTGCAAGGAGGCCAACGCATGGGTGGAGAAGCTAATCGCAAGCCTGTAGTCTCCGTCGTGCTGGTGGACTTCAGCAACTACGTCTTTGCGTGCTGGTTCCCGGCGCTGTCAGCACAGAAGGCCGATCCCAAGTACGACCCCCACGAGGTTCTGAAGACGAACCTGATGGGGAAGCTCGGCACCATGCAGCGGACCATGAACGAGATCGGGATGATTGACCCCAAGATCCTCTTCGTGGAAGACCGGAAGTCGAAGCGCAAGTACGAGCTTTGGCCTTCCTACAAGGCCAACCGCCCTCCCCTTGAGCACGACCCTAGGCCCGAGGCCAAGGAGTTCCTCAAGTCTCAGGGATACACGCACTTCTCGCACTCGCCAGACAACGAGGCAGATGACGCGATTGCGTCGATGGTCCACAATGTGGGTGGAACATTCACTATTGTCATCGCTTCTTCCGACAAGGATCTTTGGCAGCTTATTCGGCCCAACGTAGATGTCTGGTCAACGACCAAGGATTCATTCGTAACGCAGGAGATGATCTTCAAGGAGTTTGGGGTCCAGTCTCCCGTTAGCATCCCTATCGTCAAGGCCCTCTGGGGTGACAGTGGCGACAATGTTCCTAATTCCGTGCCGCGCATGCAGAAGCAGCTAGAGCCCATTGCGAATCTTTCCAATGGCGACATCAAAGAATTTTGGAAGTCCGTCAGCCATCTGAGGGGTACGTTAAGTCCTCGCTGTGTCGAGCTTCTCCAGAAGGGCGAGGCTCAAGTGAATCTCAACTGGCAGCTAGTCAAGCTTGACGAGCACTGCGAGATTGTGGCAGAGTGAGGAACCATGGATAAGAAGCCAACATACACCATTCTTGTAGACCTTGACGCCATCGTGGCCGACCTGATGACCGACTGGCTCGCGCTCTACAATGCTGCTCGGCCCAATCGCAAGCCCGTGGTGCCCGAGGACGTTACCTCATGGAACATCGGCAAGGCTATCGGGGACAAGTCCATCGACGGCTTCCTGAATGCTCCCGGGCTATACCCCAACCTCAAGCCCATGTCGGGTGCCATCGAGGCGCTCAAGCAGATCACGAGGATGAAGTGGAACACCACTGGCGGGCTGGTCTACGATGTTGTCTTCCTTACGTCAGCCATCTCTTCTCCGCACATTCTTGCGGACAAGTCCGCATGGCTACGCCAGCACTTCCCATTCATTGGTCCGAAGAACCACATGTACGGCTACAAGAAGGCGTTGGTGCGTGGAGACTTCTTCATCGACGATGCGCCCAAGAACCTTCAGGCGTGGAAGGCTGCGAATCCAGACGGCCTGACGGTGACCATCACGTACCCGTACAACAAGGATACAGAGGTAGACTTCCGGGCAGGAAGCTACACCGACATGGAAGGTACGTGGGGTAAGATTCGGGACTTCTTCGCGACTTACAGGCGTGTGGCCGAGGAGGAGATGGCTACGGAGAAAGAGGGGGCAACTCTTCAATGAAAGCCGACGAGCTAAGGCAGCCCGGTAACGAGAGAAAGCTTCTAAGGATTATTAGGACTGTCGCCAAAGCCTCGTTCTTTGACGATAGAACGGAAGACGAATTTCGATCGGCCCTGCGCGAAATCCTGATTCTAATGAAGGGCGTCGGCAACGAACCACTAGAAGAATACGAGTGGGATCATTTCCAACCTATTCAATAGCCTTGCCAGCAGTCTCAGCGGCCTTCTTGATGCTTGCTTCGGCGTTGGCTTGATTCTTCGTTACGTCCGCATTCACCTTACCGGCTGCAAACTTAGTTCCGACGTTCACTCCGAAGTACATGCCGATAAGAAACAGAACTAGTTGCCCGTAGGTATCATACAAGATTGCTCGGCCGGGCTTAACATCTGCCCAAACCATGCCGCCAGTAATACACGCTAGGCCGACGAAGACCAAGAAGTATTTACGCCACCCCGAGTCGTGAGGGTCCATGACGTTATCGGGATCGGTCTTAGGTTGAAGATTGAGAGGATCCATTACTTCCTCGTCTTTCTCCTCTTACGAGCAGGAGCCGAAGCCACGATGAATGCCTGAGTCTCTAGGTGACGAAGCCGACCGTCGTGGCTTTCGATGCGAGCCTGCATCAGCGTGAGGAGAGCGTCTACGTTAGTAAGCTTCTTGAGGATTTGGTCGGTGGTGTCTCGGACTTCGCGATCTTGTGCGTCACGCGAAGATTGGAATTCATCCTTGATTTGATTTAGCGCCCGTGTGACTTTTGCTTCTTCAACTACCTCGTGTGCTTCAAGCCGGGTGGCGAGCACTTCATGCATGATTTCTGGAATCTGGGCGCGAAGGATGATGGGTAGTTTAGTATAGAGCTTCTCGTTGAGTTTTTCTGGAACTCTCTCGTCTACTACTTCTTGAATCCACAGCTTGAATGCAGCCATGGCGTCCCACGCTTTCTTGCCAAGGAAGCCAAGACCTCCGAGCAAGACGCTAGCGATTATGATGAAGACGGGAAGATGGGATGACACTTCGGGGTTCAGTAATTCGCTAGCCATAGGACTCCATTTAGCATCGGGCCGTTACAAGGGATTCTGTATATAAGATTAGGTTTCTGTGCTATCTAGAAGTGTGAGGCAGGAATGACTGGAGCAGAAAAAGTCTACAGTTACCTACTGGAAAATGGTCCGAAGACGGATGACCAGATCGCAGAAGATTTGCACATGAGCCCAAGCTCGGTCAGAACAAGGAGATACGAGCTAGAGCAGGACGGGCTAGTTATACCTGTAGGTAAAGCTCTCACAAAGTACGGTCGCCAGACTTACATCTGGGTGGCTAAATCCTATGACAAGCCTAACAAGAGTAGAAAACGCTGTCCCGCCTAGGCGCTTCCGTGTCATGCGTTCGATGGACGTGTCTGGAGTGTCCGGCATTGGTCACGTAGCCGACGGCATTACCTTCTACGACGGGACAACGGTTGTTTACTGGCGGACTGTCGTAGCGTCGTTGGTGATCTTCAAGGATCTCGAATCCATGATCAAAATCCATGGACACGGTGGCACAACTAGCATAGAATGGGTGGACTGATGGAGCCAGAGCAAATCGACGTTTCGATAGAACACCTAAAGAGAGCTACTGAAGATTACATTTTCAGGGAAAACAGAAGGATGATACTGAGAGCGTTCAACATGACCAACGAACTTGAGAAGGCAGCCATCCCAGAACCGAAGCCTGAAACAAATACACATCCTTGCTCCGCAGACATGGCGGCCGGTTTCATTATCGAGAACTGGGGTTCGGCCGGGCACAGCCTAGTTCGCGATATTATGGCTCGCAAGGAGTTCGGGCTCAAGAAGTACGGCACTCCCCTTCAGCCCTTCAACGGAAGAAACACGTTGAATGACCTTTACCAAGAGCTTGTCGATGGACTTAAGTACGCCACGTCGGCAATTTACGAGGCAAAGGAACTTGGGCTGTCTTCCCAAGCTCCGATCGACATCCGCAACAACCTGATTCGGGCTGCGATCATGGTGCGGAGCATGCTGGATAAGCAGAAGGCAAACTAGCAGATGAACGAGATTACCCCCAAGATGAGGAAGCTGTTTGGCCGGTCCAACCATCCGTGCCATAAGCATGCCGCCATGGTTTTCCGGGGTGGGAATCTCGTATCTAGCGGCTCCAATCACGAGACAGTCCATGCCGAGGTACAGGCCCTCAAGAAGCTTTGGCCGGACCACCGAGCCGGGACGACCGTGGTTTCCATCCGCATGACTCGGGGTGGCGTTCTGGGCATGGCCAAGCCCTGCGCTGCCTGCGAGAAGTTCATGCGAGAAGCTGGTGTCAAGAAGGTCATATACAGCAATGCGCTTGGCCAGATGGAGAAGATGAGGCTATGAACCGACTAAGGTTCCCGTTGGATGATGTTCATCTGGCTAGTGCCATCAAGAAAATAGAGAGGTCGCTGGAGGAGTTTAAGGGACTGCCGCTAGACGCCAAGACCAAGGCAGTCATTAAGGTCGAGGCCCTACACATTCTCCGTGAAACAGAATGGCTTGCCGATCCGTGCTGGAAGGGCGAGATCGACATCGATCTTGTAGAAGCTCCCGATTACGTACTGCACGTACTCTTTCAGCCCAAGACCGATCAAGCCACAGAGGTTCTGAAGGACGCCTTTAAGATCGCCTACTACGAGGAGGCTAACCATGAGCATGTCCGTAGCTGAAATGAAAGCTCACCGAGAAGACAAGGGCCTCAAGTACCGCATCTTCCATTGCGAGGAAGCCTATCAAGCAAAGCTCCCGGGCTTTGAAAAGCCGCCAGAGCAAGGCGACTGGGGTTACCACGACAGCTATCGGGTTCTCTTCATGTGCGAGAACGGGGAGCCCGTCGAGGAAGTATTCCGTGACCGCATGGAACCAGAAGACGCCATCCTGTGCCGTGATCTGAAGCCACTGGTCGATCTATTAAATGAGGAGGCTGGCTGTGCATCTTAAGTTCATCTTCCCAGACGGCGATGAAACTACTGCATATGACGTAGGAGGGGTGCCGAGTGTTGGGCATCGGGTAGAAATCATCAGAGACAGTAAAACTGGGCCTCACACAGAGCGCTGTAGAGTGAAGGACGTGGTGTGGTTCCTAGACATCGAAGGATATCTCGGTCGCAGCGTTGAGGTTTACCTAGAATGAACTGGCGATGCTGGATTGGATGGCACGATTGGACCGGCTGGGTAGCTCGCGGTCTTTCGAGCCCTCAGTGGACCGTCTACGTCACTTGTTGTAAGCGCTGTAACGTACTGCGCTATAAAGAAAAGCCGACTTGGCCGCACCAATGAGGACAACATGAACTACGATTTCCTTTGCTGGTTTGGGATTCATAAGTGGACAGTCAAAACTAACCGCAGATACAAGCACCGCGTCTGCGTTCGCTGTGGACACCAGCACTACATCATCGATCCGCAATAAAAACGCACACCGGAGGAGCAGGACTCCGGTGTGCGCGGCCACAGGGAACTCACTGTGGGTTTACGGTAGGTTTGAAGCACCGACAGCTTCGGTGTTGTTGCCCGATTCGTCGCTAAGGCGTAGGCCGACAAAGTTGTAGCTGAGTTCTTCCAGAGACTTCGGGGCAACACTCGTGTTGAAACCAGCGTGACGGACGCCAGTGACAGTCATAACGACCTTGTCGGTTTGGCGGTCGTAGAGAGCGAAGGTCATGTCCTCGGCCGTCAAGAGGTCTTGGAGCTTGGGCATGTTGCCGCCGTCCTCGGTGAACGGTCCGTGGTCGATGACTCTCCACCCGCTGGCGGTGATGCCGATGGGCTCTGCTGCTGTGTAAGTTAGCTCCGCAGGAGAGAAACGACCGAGGACGAACGCGGGTTGCACGTCATACGCAAGACCGTAGCTGACGTTAGTAAAAACGCCAACAACCTTCTTGCCCAAAATGACTTGGCATCGTGCTCCGTGCATGATTTTACTTTGAGCCAACTGATTATCCTACTTTCTTTAATCTGTATCTTGCTTGTCTTGTGGCGGCTTTAGCCCTTTGATCTACAGAACAATAATACGTCGGGTTATTTTTATGGCCCGGCTTTGCTAGAGAAGACTTGGTGAGATGTTGGCGCACACGCACTTCAAGGTTCTTGGCGGTCTGACCCACATAACGGATCTCCTTAGAAAAGGGGTCTTGAAGTGCGTATACAACCATTGCTTAAGCCGCCTGAGTAATTTCTGTGACAAAAAAGGAAATTGGAATAAAGTAGATTGCTCCAGCGATCTTGACTTCGACACTAACTTTCATTACCGAACCAGAGATAACGATACGAGCATTCTTGTAGCCTAGCGGAGCATCGGACGACGCAGCGATTAGCTTGAGCCGGAAGAAGTCCGCCATGATGGCATCAAGGTAACTGAGTGCCACTGCGGCAGATACGTCCGCAACGCTCTTGCCAACGAACGCGCGCTCCATGCGCTGAGCAGTCGTGAGGGCAACGATGTCGCCCGCGTAGACCATCTGGATGGAGTTGTAGAAATTCTTGCTATCCTTGCCGTAGGTCGTCTGGTCAGAAACCCAAACGAACCCACCCTCTTCGGCCTTGCGAATCGGGTTAAGGCCCGCCTTAAGAGCGTTCTCGATGTCCGAGTCGCGATTGTAAGTCCAGTCGCCAGCAGCCTGAACAACGCCAGTGACGTTGACTTGCTTGCGGACAAGAGCCTTGTAGAAGGCCCCAGCCTGACCGGCAGCGCAAAGGACTGCGTTAATCCACGGCTGGTACTGAACGATAGAGCCGCTGATTGCGCTCTTGCCATCTTGGAACTCCATCGCGCAACGGTGCGAAGCGAGGTTGGCTGCCGCTTCTGCGTCGTTTGCATAGGTGTCGCGCTTTGACAAGAAGGCTTGGCGGTTGCGCTTAACCTTCATACCGCTCATCTTGTGGACGTGAGTTTTAAGCTGAGCGTTGATCGCTTCGATCTCGTAAGTCGAGGAAGCATCGGTGAGAGCATCGGCAATGTCTGCCGTCGCGTCACGAGAGAAGAGCGGAATGGCGAAGTTCGCTCGGACCTGTTCGATAGCATCGACCGCAGCCGTGAAGTTGGCTGCCGTAGTTCCACCCTTGGATCCGCCAGTGAGGTAGGTTGCTGCCACGACACCCTTCGGCAAAGCACCTTCAGGAGCAGCGCTAAGCTTGACGAGATACGAGCCCGTTAGCGCTTCGCTGAATCTGAAAGCGTCGATCTTGATAGGGCAAGTCTTTGCGCCCCAAACACTATTAGCAGAGTAGCTGGTGTTGAGGAGCCCCCACACCGTCGCGTCGAGCGCAGTAGAAGGCAGATTACCAAGGACAGCCGTGCCGGGAGCCGCGATGAAGCCAGCAATGCTTGCGAGATAGCCCGCAACGTCAGCGATGGTCGGGTATTGGTCAAAGCCAAGGGTTAGAACCGTAGAAGGATCGATGGAAGCCGCCTTGTACGATACCGTAATGGAATCGCTATTGATTGAAAGGGTGCATGAGTAGCCGTCGTAACCGACACGCAGGCCAATCTCGCCTCCGACTACGAACTCTTCAGCAATACCATCGTTCTTGCGTTCCGTCTTGACGCTGATCTTGCGCTCGGTAGCGGAAGTGACAACCACAGGGGCTCCAGTAACCGATAGCCAAGTGACGTTGGAGTTGACTCCGAGGGTACGAAGCATCTTGCGAGCATCGGTGTCTCCAGCGAGAGGCGACAGGGTGGCGAACTCGAAAGTCTTGCCCTTGCCCGGAGTGACGGTGCCGTCCCAAGTGAACGAAGTGTATCCGTACACAATGGCATCTGTGGCAGGCGGATTGGCAACCGCAACCGCAGGCGTAATTGCGATAGGAGCCACAACCGCTCCAGCAACGTGGCCAGTTGTGGTAGAAAGGTCTGCAAGCTTAGTAGCAGTAAGATTTACACCAGAGATAGCTGTGACGAGCCACCAGCCGGTGTTCTGCTTGGCTGCGCCCTCGAATTGAGAGTTGTTGGGAATGAGGAGGGTGTCTCCTGCTGATACGCTGGCCCAGTTGATGCTTAGGGTGAACGTACCAATGTTACCGTTGACGGCAATGGCCAGTGTAGGAGAAGTAATGCCGATTGCGTTGCGGTCGCCGCCAGATGCCGAAGCAAGGTCCGTTCCGCCACCGACAATGGCCGAAGCAAAAGCGACAGGAGTGCTGTCTGCGGGAATGGTCACATCAACAGCAATGTTACCGTCAACGACAACAGAGAAGTCAATCGCTGCGGGCTGGCCGATGTAGCTGAAGCGGTCAGTCCAAGGCAGGACTTCCGCTACGTCATCGGTGATCGTGTAGAAGATCAGGTTGCCTAGCGACCCCGAAGACTTGGCAACAAGTGAAGTGTAAGCGCTGAAGTTGTCTTCGTGAGTCAAAACGGAGGCCGACGCCGCGCCAGTGTTAGTCTTCACGATGATTGCTCGCGAGAAAGTGTTGGTGATGTCGGGGTCTACTGCTGCGCCAGCCGCTGCGCGGAAAGCGTCAACGATTGGGCCAGACTTGTACTTAGAGACAACACTGGAGATGTCGTCCGAGGCGAACTGGTTGTCCTCAAGCTCGGTTTCCTCAGAGAAAGAGGGGCCACTCTCGGCCTCGCCCATCAGAACGATAACGCCCGTAGTAGCAAGGCCACCATTGTTTGGAGCGACGGTGATTGATGGATAGCTGCCGGGGATGATCAATGAGCCCCCGATAGGATCGATGTATTCCTGTGACATAATTTCAACTCCTTCTTGATGCAAGATTAAGTCTTGTTCTACAGGGGATATTTACTTGAGCTTGCCCGGAGTTGGAATTTTTGGCCCAACCGTCGCGCCGCTAGAGAACTTGCTAGGTGGCATGAAATCGCTGTAATCACTTGTGGGCTTTGGGATCGCCTTTGGTGCTGCCTCTACGGCTGGGGCTGGTGCGGATTCGTGCCCGGCTCGAATGGATGCCGCCTGAACGTTTCCGGCATCCATCCTTGACTGAGGCATGGCTGCCTTGCCCATCGTCCCGGCCTTACGGGGAAGCTTGGGCTTGGACATGGGAGGCTTGCCGGGGGTTGGGTTGCCACCGGGCGGCTTAGCCATTGGAGGGCCCGCCTTAGCCATTTCTGACGCTCCTAGAGGGCTTCCGGCTGCTGCCCCGGCAGAACTAGGGGCCTCGGGAGCCAAAGCGCCCTTGCCGAGAGCCTTGCCCTTGGTAATTTCGCCACCAGAGCCTTCGTCTAGTTTGCCCTTGACTTCCTTGCTCGGCTCGGCCGGACCGGGGGTCTCAGCGCCTACGTTCTTGATTCTAGGGCCACCCTTCGCGGCACTGTCCGTCGAAGTAGGACGGGCATTAGCGTTCTTAAGGTCGATGAAATCTTCTGACTTCTTGGCATCGCGCTTACGCTCTTCCGCAATAGAAAGAACGTGGTCAGGCCCTTCGGAATTTGGACCCTTCTTTGGATCGCGGAACGGGATTTGAGACAGTTCTGCTCCTTCGCGAGCATGGACGCCAGCAATGCGGTCACTGTCGTCAGACTTCAGTGTAGGCTGGCCCTTACGCTTAGCAGCAATCGCGGCAGCGGTATCTACGACCTTGGCCGCTGCATTCTTGTCACCCTTAGCTTCGGCGTACTTGATGTCGTGGAGATTCTGGCGACGGACCGAAGTCTTTGATGGGTAGGTAGAAGCAGTGACATTCTTCCCCATCCACTCGTCAGACTTGTTAAGCTCGGTCGTCCACTCGCCATCCTCAAACGACTTCTGGAGATCCATCATGCATTGGCAGCCTTCACCTTCAAGGCCACAGAGGATACAGGCTTCAGACTTGCCCATCTTGTTGCACTTACACATTTCAGACTTACATTCCTTGCAAAGACCCTTCATCTCATCCTTGCGGTAGGAAGAACCATAGCCCGGCAAACGCGCCTGCCTAAATGACTTGGCGGGCTGAGTGGGTACGGCCTTGGGGGCAGAAACCGCAGCTTGCTCGGCGGTAGAAACGTTACGCTGTGGCTGGGCCAAACCACGGTCTGGGGAAACAGGACCAGCATGACCGGGGAGAGCGGCCTTGGCAACAGGAGGAGCAAAAGCCTCTTGCTGCTCTTGAGCTTGCGCGTTAGGATTGGTATGAACAGGAGCCGTGCCGGGTCCGAAAGAATCGGGGTATTCAAACTTAGGGGCAGTTGCATTGTGTTGGGGTGAGTCTACCGCCATCTGGCTCGCAGCCTGCGGAGTAGCGCGGGACGCCCAGTCCTTTGCAGCAGCCATGGCGAGTTGATGGGCAGCTTGGGGATCGTTCGGGGTCTGCTTAAGTGCTACGTTTTGTAGATAGCTCTGGTAAACACGCTTCATGGCAACCGCCATATCCATTGCGTGGCTCTTCTTCAGTTCCTCGACCCACATCGACTCGGGAGAATCTACCATCAGGACGGTGTGGCTCTTTTTGAAGTCCCCGACAACCGCATCGACATTGCCGTTGACTTCGCGACTAGCCAGATCCTCCAGCGACTTCGAAAATGCGGTAATCTGGCCTTGAAGGGTATGAGCTAGCTTGCGCTTGAATTCGGCAACGCTTACTTCGCTCTTCTGGGTGTCGTTATGGCTCATATCCGCTTCCTTTTTGGGAACATCTAGCAACTTGGTTGAATCAAAATTGAGTCTGACATGTCCAACCCCCGAGACTCGCGTTGTAAGACCTTCTTTGGGAGCCGATGGATGAACTTCCATCCCGGTTGATGGATGGTAGCGCCCGGCATTTTTCCCGTTAACGTAAATAAGTTCGTGCTGCCCATTCTCAGAGAAAATGACACTCTCTTGGCCCATTTTTCTGCCAAGTTCCATGACATGATCACGGGGAGCATTGTAAACGACGAACACGGGGCTCTTCGAAGAGCCACCTCCGTAATTGCCGTCTGTTTGCTCGTGTTGAAAGCCCGCTTGAGCCAATAGCTGTTCGAGCCCCTTGTGGCCACCGCCAACCTCTGGATGGAATCGGGGTTTCTCACCGCTGAGAATAGCGAATGGTTGCCCAGACTGGATGGGGTGTGCAGGAGGTTGCGGGTTTTGTTCTGGCATACCTTAGCCTCCAATGACAAAGCCGCCCGTGGTGAGTAGCTCACCAGAGGCGGCACCGAGGTCGTGGCTGTCAATCGACAGGATTTGGGCAACATACATGACCGGCTTAAAGATTATGTCTCGCCCGGCCCATTTATGTCTGGGTACGCAGCAGGAATTACGCCGCGATTGGTATACCTTGGTTCTTCATTGGCTATGGTCTCGGCGTCAACCTCTGTGTTGATACCGATATAGGGCTTAACAAAGAACTTAGGCCAATACTGGTGGACATATCCGTTCAAAGTGATCATGCGGCTAAAGACAGGCTGAGAAACAACAAAAGAAGTGTTGATCTTCACGTCGCCGGATGAGATGGTCGTGCGGGTAAGCCCTCGCGCTTCCAAGAGAACTTCCTTGTATCGGAGAAGAATGAAGAGAACGATTGAGTGTAGGTAAGTTAGGAAGGCTGGTTCGCCCAAAGCGTGACAACCAATCTCGAAAGACTCTCTAAACTCAACAGATTCAACCGACACCTGCCTTTTCTGGGGTGCGCTGACAACATACATCCCAGAGAAATTGGAGTTAGCGTTAGGCTCAATGACAATCGTGTAGGGGTCTAATACGTCCAGAATTTCATGGCTCTTGCCCTTTTTGTCCTTGATTAGCTGGCCCGGGAAAACCTCCAAATCAAAGGTGCTCTTCATGGTCATGCAGCCGGTTGACGCCACGTAATTGAGCGGAGTGAATGGGCCACCGTAGACAATTACGGATTCGTCCTTATCCATTTCGACCGTCTGATAGTGAACGTCGCCTAGGGTTTGGGCGTCTTCATTGGACGACGTGACCGCAATCGTAATACAAGGCACCTTGCTCTCGTCAATGCGAGTATTCATAAATACCGGGATGTCGGTATTCAAGAACCAATCCTTGGCGATCTTGACTTGCTCTTCGCCATAGATTTTGTAGGTCAAGTCATCTTTGGGAAGCGAAGCGAACACGTAATCTAGGAGCGCCGGGCTTTCTCGAATGTCAGCCAGCCCCGCAATAACGGCCGTCCTCACAACGATGTCGCTCTGGAAAATGCCCAGAGCGGTCCGCTGATCTTCAGGAAGTAGTTGGATTGGAGTGGTAAGGTAGTCTCTTTGCATGGCTTAAAGATTGCTCCTTACTGGCCATGGCCAGATAGCACCCTTCTTGGCGTTACACGACTTACAAATGGGACGCAGATTCGCTGGCCAGTTGGTACCTCCCTTAGACAAGGGTATAACGTGGTCGATTTCTTGAAATGGCTTGCCACAACCAGATACCCAACACCTTGCGCCATAAAAAGCAACTCGCTCGCGCAGGTCGCTTGTCGAACAGTAACCTTTGGCGGCTTTCTGTAAAGCGCGATATCGCATCTTGCCAATTTTAGTACCTAATTTGCCGACAAGCGTATTGGCTCTTCTCCACGCTCCCTTAATTTGTCTAGCTTTTGCCCACTCAGGGTGAGTGCTATAATACCTGCGATGCCAAGCGGCCGTTCTTCTGCGCCATGCTTCTTGAGCTTGAGGATCTCTAATCTTTTCGTGGTAACGAGCGTTATTTCTGGTTCGTTCTGCCTCTACGAAGGAAGGGTCTTGCATCTTGAGTCGATACTTCGCTCTGCTTTTGGCTCGTCGGACTTCTGGATCTTTGTACGGCACGTTATCTCCTTCCAGTAGAAGCTTGCTGGATAAGGGCGAGAATTTCCGGCTTGATTGTCTGGTCCCATTCTCTCTCTGCCCAAGTATAGGCTTCGTCCATAAGCTTCTTGGCGGGAACTCCCGGATGAACCCAACGGCCACTACCTTTCTGCGAGGAAGAAACCACTCGGAAGGTCATAGCCGTCTTCTGGATCATTGGACTGGCCCCGCCAATCTGGCGCTGCATGACTCTCATACCCTGAAGGAAAGGGGTGCCGGTCTGCCCTTGCCTGACTTGGCCGATAGCTCCCCAACCCTGATAGGTGCCTTCCGATGTCTTGATGGGCTTGTCCATCACGTCGAGCTTGTGCAGTGCTCCGACTTTGGGTCGGCCATCGATCTCTTTCTCAATCTGCTTCATGTTGATGTTGGCGCGCTTGAGAGCATTCATAGCCGCAAGCCGGATTGGAAGGGCGTTAGGCGCAGTATTAGCGGCCCCCTTGATAGGGAAAGGGATGACCTTGTAACGGGTGCCCTTCTTGGATGTCATGGCATTCTTGAGAAGGTCGTCGATCATCTCGTGTCGAGGCATTCCTTCTTCAATCCACATCGCCTTCTTATCTAGGGTGACGGTCCATGCTCCACCTCCAGCGGCTTCATAGCTAAGAGCATTCAGGTATTCCTGTCGAGAAGTGCGAAGCTTGGACTGGGCGATCTCCACAACCTTTGAGTACGTCATGGCAGCAAGGTCTTCGGCTGACTGCGAAAGCATTGCATCTGCAATAGCCTTCACCCGCTCGTGCATAGCGGAGATATCGCCAAGGTTGAGGTTGAGGATCATTAGTGCTTACCCGATGGGTTCTGACCTCCACCGGGGTTCGGACCCGGCTGGGGGTCACTTGCCTTGCCGTCCTTGGCGTCACGGCCAGAGACTCCGTTGATGTGGCCTGCGCCAGACATGGCTTCTGCGTGGTTGTCTGGAAGAACACGACCAGAGTACGAACGGCGATAGACGGTCTTTCCTTCTACTTTGCCGCTATTGGAAATGTGAGCCGCTTGCCCGGGGTCTTGGTGGAACTCGCGAAAGGGCATGACTGTATTCTGGCCCTCTACGTGGATAGCGATGCCACCATGGGGCTTAGCGGGAGTGTTATGCTTGGCTTGCTCTTCGGGAGTAGGCAGCTCCTCCTTGTCGAGATCCGTACCTTGCGGATACGGCCGATCCATGCGAGGCTCTACCTTTGTCCCGGCAGCCTTGGCGATTGCTCGGGGGCCGCGAAGTAAGGAGCTTTTCTTGATACTGAAGTCAGTGTTCTGCACCTTCACTTGATTGTCGATACCCGTACGTTTTGTCTCGCGGCGACCGCCTACGATTTCGTAAGCCTTCCCCAACTCATCTTCCTTCTTGCGGACCTGATCGGCCCAGACAGCATTGCCCTTAAGGCTCTTAGACTTCTGAGTAGGCAGAGAACCGTATTGGGTAGGCTGATAATTCATCTTCTCAGGACCAACGCCGTATGTATTCCTCATGTGAACAGGCAAGGGCTCATCTGGATCCTGATGGGATAGCGGAGCTTTGCTCTCGGGAGTCCAAATATGGACGGGCGTTCCTACAGGATACTTCTGGCGAGCGAACTCGTGGAACGCATCGTGAAGAACTTGGTGAACTGGATGCCCCAATACTGTGCGGAACTTCTTTTCATTCTCAGAGCCGAAGTCGTGCTGAATCTCATCGATATGGAGGCCCTTGTCGTCGCCCGTATAACGAATCCATCCAAGGCCAGAAACGGGCTCGCCGGGGTGGCCAGAGTTGTGGCCCTCATTCATAGTGACACCCTGCTTGAGCATCGCTTCTGTCGCCGCCGTAGGTAAAGAAACTCGCAAAACCTTGGATGCGTCCTTGCTATGTTGCTGACCGCCATCCCATTTACCTTCAGTCAAATAGACAGGTATGCCGGGCAGGGAATCGATATGGCTTTGTAGCTCCTTAGAACTGAAGTTGCCGTTGGGCAGTCTTCCGATCTTGCCAAGCGCTTGCGCTGCGCCACCTAACTCAGCGGGCTTCACTTCACCACCCTTGGCCTCAATGGAATCGCGGATCTTGCGAATCTTGTGAAGACCGGGTTTGATGATAGTGGGCTTCACCCCATTCGCCGCGTGAACCGAATCTGGATCTCGGGCGAATGGCTCAATCGCGGTAGGCTCATAGCCCGGCCACCCGGCGACGAAGTGTTTTTTGCGTAGTTCGTAAAGCTCCTTAGCTTTTTCAAAAGGCACCTTTGGGCTTTGGATCAACTCTTTGAGCAGCACCACCGCGCGAGCGTGCTTCTCTTTGGTCGCTGACGAAGCCGTCACTTTGGGCGGTGCGCGGACAACTTTTTCATAGGCAGCCACGAACTTGTCCATGTACTCTTGGGGGACTTTCGGGTGATTAAGGAGTTGAGTTTTTTGCCCTTCAGAGAGTCCCTTACTGGACAACTGCTTAAGAAGGTGAGGCAGTGGGGCTTGGGGGCTAATAAGCAATTGGGGCTTCCTATGGCCGGGAACCCTTTTGTTATCGAGAAGGCTGCCAATTTGAGTTTCATTGAGATCGACGCGCCGAGCTACACGATCTAAAACATCAGGGCTCTTGTCCTGTATGAGCTTGTCTAGTGCCGCAGGAGACAAACGGGCCTCGTGCCCCGCCAATTTACGACGGACGTGGGATTCGGGGTGGTTGGAAAGGAACGATTCCATTTCTGGCGTTAGCGGTTTGCGTTCTCGGGCTTCTAGCAAAGCAGGTAGGGCGTCCGAAGTGTCTATATCTTTGTCTTTGTTGTCAACGAAGTTGGTCAAAAACTTTTGCTCCAAAGGGCCATCCATCTTGGGATGGTTTGCAAAATCTCTGAGAATCCAGGCCAATTGGCCTTCGTTGTCCAGCGCTCTTTGATGTAGCTTCACATAGTCGAGCATCTCGCTGAGCTTCTCGGGTGAAGTTTCGTCGTTGACAGCCGCCGCGCGAATTCTGCGGATGTCCGTAGCGCTCTTAAACAACGCCTCCTCAAAGAATTGCTCGCTCTTCTTGACCGCTTCCTGCTCTTCTTGTGGAGCTTCCTGACTGCCTCCACTAAAGGTCTTAGCCATCAGAATCATGGCTTGGATAGCACCGACGACAGCTTGGTAAGCTTCGGGAGCCTGAGACTGTAGCTGCTCTAGAACTGGAGCTTGGGCCTTGACCGCCTGTAGAATCTGGGAGATTTTTTGCTTTAGTTCGTCACCAGAAGAGCCACCCTGCGCAGCGGCATTAGCCTGACCTTCTGCACGAGCCACCTCGGCTTCGCCTTGAGAAGCCATCTGGTGAAACTGTCGCTCAACGGGAGACAGTCCGTCGGCCATGTTGGTGGAAGATGGAGGAGGCGGCATTTCAGACGAGCCACCCGAGATGGGCTGTTGGGGAGTAAAGGGGCTTGCGCCTGACGTGTCATTGCGAAGGTTCTGGTGCTTGATAGCGTGTACGCCACGGGGCTGTACAGAATGCGTAGGCGTATTGGACTTGTTAAGGCTCTTGAGCTTGTCGGGATCGGGACTAGGAGTCTTGCCAACGTGAGAGTCGCTCTGGGACTCTTCGTCGGAACCGACCATCTGCTCAATCTCTGGAGCGTAGAACAGAATTCGGGAGCCGCCGCGCTTCTTGCCAGCGTCCAATGCTTTCTTGGCTTCGCGGAGATCCAAGCCGACACCGATTGTGATGGTGTCGTTCCATGCCTCTTGGAGTTCCTCGTGGAGTTTGCCTAGTTCTGCAAGGCGTTCGCCAGCGACAGAGGCGTAGATTTCGTCCCCGTGGAACAAAAGTACCCGGCCTCCTCGCTCTTCAAGCCATGACCGCAATAGCTTATCGCCACGCTCGATGTCTTGTGACATCTGAGCGATCTTCTCTGGCTTGTTGTTGCGGATGGCCCGATCTACGGCAGGGCTGATGTTGTCCGCGTCGATGAGTAGGAAAATTTCTTGTGAAGACATTAGGAGATCCTCTTGTTGTGTTTCCGCGAGTTGCAGGACTTGCAAGCAGGGCGCAAGTTAGCTGGCCAATTGGTGCCACCTTTAGATAGAGGAATAACGTGGTCGATGGTAGTCCCCTCAATTTTGCAGTCCGCAAGCTTAAGCCAGCACTTCCCACCCCACATTGCCTTGCGAGACTCCCACTGCGACAAGCTGCATTGCCCTTTAGCATTTCGCTTGCGGGCGCGTCGGCAGCTTTCTGCGAGAGCGTGGACTTGTTTCCCGTGAGTGGTTTCTCTATAGGCTTTCTGGTAGACGGAAACCTTGTCCTTGTTGGAATCCCTGTATTTTGGGCTGCTTTGTTTTCTGCGTCAGGGAATTTGGCCAGATAAGCAGCCCTGTACCTGCGACTCTGCTCTGGAGTAGATTTACCTTGACTTGCCATACACGATCTCCTATCCTAAGATTGGGTCTAAGAATGTCCTTAGCCCCGAAGGCAATCTTACTACCATGATCTCCCTCAAAGACCTCACCCAACTCCTGCTTAAATCGGTCCCCTACCGTGACACGTGGGCCAAGGGAGAGGCGTACGGTCCCTATAATACTAGGAAAAACAAGACCGGGACCGTTCAGAGGGCCCTCTACTGCGTTACCCCGACCGATGCCGTTGTTGACCATTTCAATCGCGAAAAGTACGACATCCTCCTAACCCACCACCCCTTCGTTAAAGGCGTCCCCCAGTGGATTGCTCACACCGCCCTTGATTGCACAACCGGAGGGCTGAATGACCAGTGGAGAGACGCCCTCGGGGTCAAGAACGCACAGCACTTTGACGGCAACCTTGGCTGGCACGGGGAGATTGAACCTACCAGCCTTAAAGACCTGATTGCCAAGTGTAACGCCTTTACTGGAATTCCCATGATTGGGGAACATCACGGACACGAACACACCATCAACCGAGTCGTCATCTGCACCGGCTTGGGCGGCATGGTAGAACGTCAAGCGCACGCTACTGGGGCCGACTGCTACATCCTCGGGGAAGCCAGCACGCATCACTCCCAGAGCCCCTTCAAGGCCCGTATCGAAGTTGGCCACACCATCTCCGAACACGGGACTGGACTCAACTTCTTCCGTAAAATTCTGGCCCCACATGGGGTTCAAGTGGACGGCAGCAACCTTGACCATGACAAGTATTCAGGCGAAGTCTACAACCGCCCTGTTTACAACTGGGAGTTTGCCGAGGACAGCAGCGACGAAGACGACGGCAAGTGGGATTACTATGCAGGCCAGTCAGGCAAGGTTAAGCCCGGGGCAGCCTACGGAGCTATTCCCAAGCCCTACGCTGGGCCTCGCAAGGAAGTCAACTGGAATCCCGGCGATAAGGCTCCTAGCTGGAAAGAACACTTTGCCCAAGACTGGGGCGACGAGGAGAAGGTCGAAGGAGCAGAGCCCGGCCTCAAGCCCGGCCAAGATCCCTATCCTAAAGGTGGGTAGTTGACAAGACCCGTGGGATCGCCTAGTATGCGTCCATGGGTAAGCCCTTCCTGTCTCTCGAAAAGATCCTCAAGAAGACCCACTACTTTAGTGACGGGGTGTCGTATGCCTATCTCACTCCAGTAGAAATTCTCTATGTCGCGGATGTTCTCGGATTCAAGCCAGTGGCCAGTAGCGCTTCTTGGATTGAACACGCCAGAGAGCAGAAGCGCGAAGGGGACTGTTGCCCGACCCACTACTACTTCTACGTGCCGAAGAAGGAGGCTCCGTGAGTTGGGCACCTAAAACCGCTAGAGTCATCTTCACTTTCGATTGCAACCGTCGTTGCGTTGGCTGCTGCAATGAGTCCATGAGCCTAATGTCTGAGGCTCGGGTCATTTGCAGCACAAACGACCTTGTTGGGTATGACGAAGTTGTCATCACGGGAGGAGAGCCCCTGCTCTATCCAGACGCCCTCATTGACTTCATCCAGAACGTCAGGTCCGCCAATCCCAAAGCGAAGATTTACCTCTACACCGCCACGATGCCCCCGCACAAGCCCTTCTTTATCCCTCTCTTGATGTCTCTGCTAAACGGGATTCAATACACAATCCACGCAGAAGCAATCCAGACAGACATTGACGATTTCCATCACTTCCAAGCCTACGCCAAGCTTTATTCATCCACCCGGTCCTTCCGGCTATACATAGACAACCGCTGTACAATTCCGGCATTCATTCAGCCCAATGTGTGGGTTAGGGCCGAAATCAAGGGGTGGATTGACAACGGGAATTGTCCGCTGCCCATGCACGAGCATCTGCTTATCTGGGGGCCGAAGGTGAAGAGGAAGCTTGACATCGTTTATAGGTAGGAGTAATCTACCTGCATGCGGACCTACCACTGGAAGCACATTCCGACCGGGAACGAAGGTACGAAGGAATTTTCCGAAGAGCTTATCCCTTCCTTCTATGCTAATGCGCGGCTGCGCACGCAGGCCCTCGAACTCATCAACCAGTGGAATCGCGTCGGTCGTGGAGCTTGGCTCTACTGGATGGACTAATGACTAACTACAAGA